CAACTACAAATACAGGTTTAACTTTGCCTTTGCACATGAACGAATTTATTACTAATCAAGTTACATCACGCGCTGCAATCGAAGCAGGTTCTCGTGGCGTTCTTCCGTCAAGTGGTCTTAGTTTTACAATTCCTCGTGTAACTGGAAATGGCTCAGTTGCAGATGTAAATGAAGGTGCTGCTGTTACAGCAGTCGGGATGACTTCTGACTATCTTACAGTGGATATTAACAAGTTCGCAGGACGCCAATTTGTGAGCTGGGAGCTCCTTGACAGATCAGCTCCTTTGTTCTATGACGAAATGATTAAGAATCTTTCGAATTCATACGCTAACGCAACAGATGCAGCAGTAATTGCAGCACTTCTTGCTGGTGGTACAGCAGGAACAGCAGTCGTAACAGCTGATAAAGCTGGATACCAATCATTCGTATCAACAGAAACTGCTGCTGCATACAAGGGTACTGGTCAGTTCGCTAAGAACATGATTGCATCAACAGATACATGGGCAGCACTCATGGGATTTGCTGATTCAACAGGTCGTGCTCTTTACACAGCTGCTCAACCAATGAATGCTTCAGGCGCAGTAGCACCTACAGCTTTGACTGGCTCAATTCTTGGATTAAATCTTTATGTCGATCCAAATATCGGAGTATCTGGTCTAATCGATAACTCTTCATACATCGTCTCACCAGATTCATACACAACTTACGAATCACCTACAACTCGCTTGCAGGTTCAAGTTCTAGGTTCAGGACAGGTTGAAATTGCTGTTTATGGTTATCTTGCAATTGCAATTAAGAATCCACTTGCAATTCGTAAATTTAATCTCTAAAAAATAGCAACACTCTAAGTCGCTCTGGGGATCAGTAGCCCTCTGATCCCCAGAGTCTTGAGAAAGGAAAAGGAATGGCACTTACAACAGTCGCAGAACTCCGTAGCACACTTGGAGTTGGCACATTGTATAGTGACGCGACCCTTCAATCCGTTTGCGATGCTGCGGATGCAGTCCTTGTTCCTATGTTATGGGCTCCAAAATGGTTTTCAATTGCTCATAGCAATGTAGTAGGCACAGGAACTTTATATTTTAACGATAACATTGTTGATACTTTTTATGTAGGTCAAAGCGTAACAATCGCCAATTCGGGCAGCTCATATAACGGCACTAAGACAATCACAGAGGTACGCGATTATTCAATCAGCGTAGCAACCAGTCATACTGTTGCTCAGGCGTATCATCCAATTTTCCCTTATGGCACTGTATCTACAACGACTTACACAGACTGGACTTTAGATGAAGCTGTGCAAAACGCTGCTCTTATGATCAGCGTTGATATCTGGCAAGCAAGAACCACCACATTATCTGGTTCTAACCTTGTAGATTACCAGCCATCCCCTTATAAATTATCAGCGCAATTGCTGGCAAAAATAAGGGGCATGATTGCCCATGCACTCGACCCTCGCAGCATGGTGGGCTAAATGCCAGCACCAGCGATAACTACTCTTAGAACCACTTTAGCAACTGCTTTAGTTGATAACACTAGATGGCAGACATTTGCTTTTCCACCACCAGTTGTATTAGCCAACTCAGTTATTGTCAGTCCAGACAATCCGTACTTGACTCCAAACAATAACTCACAGATTTCAATTAGTCCTTTTGCCAACTTCAAGTTGATCATCACATGTCCTTTATTTGATAACGAAGGCAATTTGAATGGCATAGAAGATTTTGTAGTTCGAGTGTTTAACCTACTCGCTGCATCTTCTTTCACCTATAATGTAGGCGCAATCAGCGCACCTAGTGTTCTCAATGCGGCAAGTGGAGATTTGCTAAGCTGCGAGATGTCCGTAAGCATACTAACGAGTTGGGGATAACATGTCCGATAACGATAACGACAAAGCAAACGCGGAATGGCTCGTGAGAATCGGGCAGTCTGCAACAGCAACAGCACCAAAACCAGTCACTAAGAAAGATGAGGAATAATCATGGCACAGGGAATAGTTAATAAGGTTGGATTTAAGGTTGGCACAACAGACCCTGCCTCAATCGATCTTAGCGCGTATGTACAAAGTTTTACATTAACACGTTCAGCAGATCAGATCGAGACCACAGCTATGAACGATACAGGGCATCGTTATGTAACTGGACTCGAGAACAATTCGATTACGGTTGAACTGATCAATGATGATGCAGCTTCTGCTGTACTTCAAACAATGAACACATTATTTAAGACAAATGCTTATTTTAAGTGTGCATTGAACGGTTCAGTAGCAGGATCAGCAGCAAATCCATTTTACAGTGGGCTGATTTTGGTAGATTCGATTACTCCAATTAACGGAGCTGTTGCTGATTTAGGCGTACAGTCTTTGACTTTTCAAGTCTCAGGCGCAATCACAGTAACAACAACAGGTTCATTCTAAACAACTAACAAAGGGGCAAATCATGGCACAGTTAAAAATTACATTTACAGATGGAAAAGTAGTGCAAGGGGAAATCACACCCTTGATCGAATACACATTCGAACAGCACTATAAGACTGGGTTTCACAAGGCTTTTCGTGAAGATGAACTCCAGACCCAAGTGTATTTTTTGGCTCATGAAGTTGTAAAAAGGTTAGGTGAGCCAGTAGATGCAAGGTTAGAAACTTTTATCGGCACTCTAAAAAGTGTTGAGGTATTAGACTCTGACCCTTTAGCTTAAAGCGAGATTTGCCTTTCACCTATCTGATCGCTCGCCTGAGCATTAGATTGCAAATCCCGCCACAGCAGTTACTTGAGTTAGACCCAATAATGCTACAAGCCTTGTTGCAGGGTCTCAAAGATGAAGCAAGGGAGATAGAGAATGCCAGTAAGCGTAACGGGCGTAATCGCACTCCGTAAGGCTCTTAATGCCTATGCTCCAGATTTGGCTAAAGAACTAACTGCTGAGATTACAAAGTCTCTTAAAGTTATTCAGAAAGATGCTAGAGGATTTGTGCCTAACAAGGCTCCAGCTGGTCTTTACAATTGGGAGTTTAATCCTAATCGTAAATTGACTGCTAAAAACTCTATGTTTAGAACATTCTCGGCTGAGGGAGAACGAGTACGATTCTTCCCGCTTTACAACGCTGCTGAAGTCAAGCGTGGGATTGTTTATCGCACAGGTTATGGCAAGCCTAACTCAAAGGGATTTAGATCCCTATTTCGCATTCGCAACAACTCAGCAGCTGGTGCAATCTATGAGACTGCTGGGCGTAAAAATCCTACAGGCGATCCAAGAAGCAAATCTAATAATCCTAATGCTGGTGCTAGATTCGTTCAACAGGGTGCTCTTTATGGTAAAAAATCTAGTGCTGGAGACCTGCGCGGTCGTGTTCTTTTTCGTGCTTACGAGCAAGATGAGGGTAAGCAGACAGCAGCTATCTTTGCAGCTATTGAAAATGTCAATATAAAATTTAACAAAAGAACTACTGTCAGCAGTGTTAAGGAATCAGCATGAGCAATATTTTAATTTCCCTTGCTGCCGAATTCACTGGTAAAAAGGCTTTTAAGCAAGCAGACACAGCAGCAGAAAAACTAGGTAAATCTGTTAAAAAACTAGCAGGTGCTTTTGGTCTTGCATTTGGTACTCAGCAAGTAGCAGCATTTGCAAAAGCATCAGTTAAGGCGTTTGCAGATGATGAAGCAGCCGCAGTTAAACTGACTAAAGCAGTTGAAAATCTTGGTTTAGGTTTTGAAGATACTAAGATTAAAAGGTTTATTTCAGACCTAGAAGGATCAGCTGGTGTTGCAGATGATATACTTCGACCTGCATTCCAGTCTTTAATTTCTACGACTGGATCTGTTACTAAATCTCAAGATTTACTTAGCCTTGCTTTAGACATTGCAGCAGGCACTGGAGAAGATGCAGCATCGGTTGCAAATGAATTAAGTAAAGCATATTTAGGACAGACTAAAGGTTTAGTCAAATACAATACAGGTTTAACTAAAAGTGAATTAGCGGCATCAGATTTTGCAACAATACAAGCAAAATTAACAGACCAATACACTGGACAAAATGCAGCTCGCCTAGATACATACTCAGGTAAAGTTGGTGCTCTTGGTGTTGCTTATGGCAATTTGCAAGAAACTGTTGGTGGAGCCTTAGTTGATTCTTTTATGAAACTAGCAGGCGATACTACTATAGAAGATTTAACAAAAAGCGTTGATGATCTGGCACAAAGCCTTGCTTCTGTTGTTGAGCTTGCAGGCGCGGTGGCGACTCCGTTTGTAGGACTTGCCAAATTATTTAATGATGCTTCAGACGCTTATGTCAAATTGCTTTACAAAGTTACTGGTGCAGCTTACATGGGCGAGGTTAATGATCGCATTTATGGTGGAATTTATGCTACAAAATATCTAGGCATAGAAGAAGCTGCTAATGCTGCTGCTCGCAAGAAGGCAGAAGAAGAAGCTAAGAAACGTGCCGCTGCGCTTGCCAAATTAGTTAATGATCAAAAGAAGGCACAAGAGAAGATTCTCAAAGATAAGAAATTATCTGCTGCGATTGATAAGGCTAATCTTGCTCTTAACAAAGGCACGGACATCTTTGATATGGATAAAATCCAGCTCAATGCCGCCATGATTAACCAAGCACAACAACTTGGCAGAGCAACATCTGCATCTCAGCTTTTAATGATTGCTAATGATGTTGCACGCTTAAAGATTAAGCAAGACATTATTGAACTTGAGGATGCTATTGCTTCGAAGGATGAAGCTCGCATTACTGCTGCTACTAAGCAACTTAACGAGGATCTCAAAATCTTGGGAACCTTACAAAATCAGAACATTAAACTTGCCGATATTAAGTCAATCCTTGATTCTTTAGTACCAAAGGAATTGATTGAACAAGCTAATCTAGATGAAGCATTGCGCAAGATTAGAGAGATGCTTGCTTTATTGGCTCAGGTTAAAACACCTACCATTATTCCACCTACAGTAAATCCACCTTCAGTAAATCCCCCTTCAGGAAATCCATCGTTTATACAAACACCTAATGGCATTTCCCCAACTACTGCTCCTAGAAGTATTGCAGAAATCAATAGTGCATCTGAGGAACTTGGTGGGGTGATCTCTGTCATTGCCGAAAATGGCAAGGAATTTATTAAACTTATAGATGGGCTCGCTCCTACATTTCAAGCCATTGAAGATTCAGGAGCCTTTAATGCTCTTGTCAATTCTTTTGCCGCTGGCAATATCGGATCATTTGGTGCTGGATCTGCCCGTGTAGGTGAAGGTGGATCACTCTTTAATTCTGGAGCTGTTGGATCTCGCGACATTAACATCAATGTAACTACAGGAGTTGGTGATCCTAACGCCATTGCAGAAGCTGTAACTCAGGTAATTCAAGATGCTGTAGATCGTGGCACTTTAAGAGGTGGCGGTTACTAATGTCATGGGTTTCAGAATGGCGAGTAACAGTAGGAGATGATGTCTATACGACCGTTACCTCTGTTTCTTTTGCGTCTGGACGCTTAGACATTGATCGACAAGCTACAGCAGGTTACTGCCGAGTAGAAATTATCAACACTACTGGAGCAGATTTTACAATCAATGTAACAGAGCCAGTAACTTTAG